GGCAGCCGCCGTGGGCGATGCGTGCCGAGGACTACGCGCGGCGCATCGGGGTTGACCTGGAGATGCTCGGTGGCTGAGCGCGAACGCCCTCAACCGTCCTCGCGCGCGCGCAAGATCCCCGCAGGGCGCCTCGACGAGGTCGAGAAGCGAATTCTGCAGGTGGAGTCCACGTCCGCTATCGAGCGCGACCTCTCCGCGTTGTGGGGAATCTCGCGGCGACACGTCCGGCGTTACGTGTCGATCGTTCGTCGTCGCCTCGGCGAGCGCGCGAAGTCCAGCACCCCCGAGGCCGACGCCGCGCAGGTTCGCGAGATGCTGGAGAGCGCGTACCGAGTCGCCAGCGCAGGCCGCGACGCGAAGGGCATGGTCGCCGCTGCGCGCACGCTCGCCGAGATGACCGGCGTCGCCGCGCCGCGCAAGGTCGACATCACCAGCGGCGGTCAACCCGTCCAGGTCTACATCCCCGCCGAACGCGAACCATGAACGCTCCCGTCGCCCGCGCTGCCGTCCCTGAGCGGTCGGTGCCGGGCAAGGTGTGGGTGCCCACGCGGATGCAGGCCGCTGGCCTCGCGTGCGGCGCATACGAGTTGTTCCTCGGCGGCGCCGCGGGGCCGGGCAAGTCGGAGTACCTCGTCGTCGCGCCGATGCGGTGGCTCGCGCACCCGACCTACCGCGCGATCCTGTTTCGCAACAGCTTCCCGGAGCTGGAGCGCACGCTGATCACGAAGTCGCGGCGGCTCTACCCGAGTCTCGGCGGCGCGTTCAACGAGAGCAAGCACGCCTGGACGTTCCCGTCTGGCGCGCGGGTGGAGTTCTCGTACCTAGAGAGCGATGCCGACGTGCACCGCTACCAGGGTGCGGAGTACCACTTCGTGGGCTTCGACGAGCTGCCGCACTTCACCGATTACCAGTACCGCTACATGTTCTCGCGCCTGCGGGCGACCGATGGCCTTCCGCCGCGGATCCGATCGACAGGCAACCCCGACGGCCCGCACCTGGAGTGGGTACGCGCGCGCTTCGTGGAGTGGATCGAAAACCGCGCGACCGACGGCGACGCGCTGTGGTTCGACCCGGATGGGCGCATCGTCCCGAAGGGCACGCCGCACGCGCTCTCGCGCAGCTACATCCGCGGCAGGCTGCGGGACAACCCGTACATCGGCGATGACTACGTTTCGCAGTTGATGGCGCTCGACCCGGTGACGCGGGCGAAGCTCCTCGACGGCGACTGGGACGCATGCGTCGGCGAGGGAAAACTCTTTCACCGCACGTGGTGGACCTACCTCGACGCGGCGCCGAACGACATCGTTCGCAGCGTCCGAGCGTGGGACTTCGGCGCTGGCGGCGATCCGACCGAAGGCGTGCTGATCGGCGAGCGACCTGAAGGCGTCGTGCCGCGCTACGTCGTGCAAGACGTGGTGACGCACGTCGGTCCGCCCCACGAGGTGCACGACCTGGTGGAGCGCACGGCAGCCGCAGACGGCCCCGACGTGGCCGTGATCATCCCGCAGGATCCAGGGCAGGCGGGGAAGGATCAGGCCGACACCTTCACGCGCGACCTCGCGGGCTACACCGTGCGGCGGCGCAGGCCATCGGCCGACAAGGTGACGCGCGCATCGCCCTGGAGCGCGCAGGTGGGCGCGCGGAACGCTGCGCTCGTGCGCGGCCCGTGGACACCCGCCTACGTCGCGCAGCATCACGCGTTTCCCGACGGGCCGCACGACGACAAGGTGGACGCGAGCGCCGACGGATTCAGCGATCTCGCCTCGTCACCCATCATCGAGCGCCGATCCTCTCGCGCCGGCCACCGACGCTGACACCCATCCATCACCCGCACCGTGCCCACCCCCACGACATCCGAGCGCGCCATCGTCCGTGCGCCGCCGACCTCGCGCGTCTTCACGCGCTGGTCGACCGATGATCTCGAGGTAGCGCTTGCGCTCACGGGCGGCGGGAACCTCCAGCGCGCCGCGGACCTGTGCTGGGCGCTCCTGGGTGACGGCCGCGTGCGTGCGGCGCTCGAGACGCGTGTGAAGGGGTTGCTCCGCCTGCCCCTCACCTGGGACGAATCGGGCGACCGTCGCAGCTCGGGCCGCGTCGTGCGCGCGCTCGAGGGTGGCGACTGGTACGACGCGCACAGCGAGGCCGCCCTCGCGTCGCTCGCGTCGTGGGGGATCCTGCTCGGCATCGGCATCGCGCAGCGCGTGTGGAAGCTCGCGCCGAGTGGCCGATGGATCGGGGTGCTGAAGCCCTACAACGCGCGGAACCTGCGCTGGGACAACCAGCGGCGCGTGTGGGTGGTGCGCACCGTGACGGGTGACCTCGACATCATCCCGGGCGACCGGCGCTGGGTGCTCTACGCCCCGTCGTGCTCGGGCACGCCCGACGGCGATGAGCTACCGTGGATGTGGGGCGCGTGGCGCGCGTGTGCGAAGCCGTGGCTCGGGAAAGACTTCGCATGGGGCGACTGGCAGCACCACGGCGAGGTGCACGGGAGCCCGATCCGCACGGCGGACATCTCGGAGGAGAAGCCGCCGTCCAAGAAGGATCGCGACGATCTCGCTGACGACCTCGGCGGCATCGGCGGCAACACGGCGATCATCCCGGGGCCCGGCGCAAAGCTGAAGCTCCTCGAGGCCGTGGCGAACACCTGGAAGATGTTTCCTGCCAGCATCGACACCGCGGCGCGCGAGATCGTCATCGCGCTCACCGGGCAGTCGTCGTCGACGGAGATGCAGCAGGGTCAGGACACGGGCGCGACGCTCCATGGGCGCGTGCGTCAGGACCTGATCGACGCCGACGCGCAGACCTTGTCCACGTGCCTACACGATCAGGCGCTCACCGACTACGCGGCGATCAACTTCAGCGCCGACGACCTCGCGCCGTGGCCGTGCTGGAAGACCGATCCGCCCGCGGACGCAGGCGCGCGCGGCGACGCGATGAAGAAGCTCGGCGACGGGATCGTGGCGCTCGATCGCGTGGCGCCAGAGGGCAAGCGCGTCGACCGTCGGGCGGTGTTCGAAGAGGCCGGCGTGCCCCTTGAGGACATCCCCGCCGACGCGAAGCCGCTGCCTGCGCAGGTCGCGCCCGCGGTCGTCACGCCCCTCGCGCCGCCCGCACCACCCACCGCGCCCCAGGCGCCGGAGACCCCGTGAAGCACCCCATCACCCTCGCACAGGCGCGGCTCGAAGGGCGCGACCCCCTGTCGCTCTTCCGCGCCGACCGCGCGCTCCTGCTCGACCCCGCGTGGCTCGCGCGCATCGAGTCGGGCGCGCCGCTCATGTTCTGGGGCGAAGACGATGAGGAAGACGACGGCGAGGGCGAAGAGCCTTGCGGCTACGAGCTGCACGGCAACGTGGCCGTGGTCGACGTGGAGGGTCCGATCGCGCAGCGCGGATGGTTCTGCGTCGACGGCTACGACTCCATCACGGCGTCGGTCGAAGCGGCCCTCGCCGACTCGCGTGCCGAGAGCGTGCTCCTGCGGCTGAACTCGCCCGGCGGCGCCGCCGCTGGCGCCTTCGAGTGGACGCGCCGCATGCGCGACGCCGTCGTCGCATCGAAGAAGCGGTGTGTGGCGTACGCCGACGAGATGGCCTTCTCCGGCGCCTACGCCGTCGCGTGCGTCGCCGACGAGATCGTCGTGCCCGAGACCGGGTGCGTGGGCAGCGTGGGCGTGATCGCCTCGATGGTTTCGCGATCGAAGAAGAATACGATGGACGGCTTCGACGTGCGCGTGATCCAGAACGGCGCCGAGAAGGCCGACGGACACCCTGACCTCCCGATCGACCCCGAGGCCGTCGCGCGTGAGCAACGCTCCGTCGACCAGCTAGCGTCGATCTTTCACCGCTGGGTCGGTGAGCGTCGCGGCATGACCGTCGACAGCGTCGCGGCCCTCGAGGCCGGCGTGCGCATGGGCGGAGAGGCCGTCGCGGCGCGCCTCGCAGACCGCGTCCTGGGGTGGCACGCGCTCGTCTCCGAGATGCAGCGCCGCGCCCCAACGGCCCCGGCCGCCCCGATGAACAACACCAGCGCGGCGCCGTTCGCGCGCACCACGACGACGAGGAAGACCATGAACGAAGAGCTGACCGCCGCCCTGGCGAGCATCACGGGCGAGACCGACATCGAGAAGGCCGTCGGGCTCATGATCGAGAAGCACACCGCGGCCGCGCGCACCATCGAGGCGCTCATCGCGGACCTCGGCGCCGCGAACACCCGCGTGCAGGCCGCCGAGGCGCGCGCCGACAAGAACGAGCGCGACGCGATCCTCACCAGCGCGAAGAACGCCGGGCAGTGGACGCCGTCGCTCGACGCGCTCCTCTCGACGCTGACCATCGATCAACTTCGCGTGTGGTCGACGACGGCGCCGCGCGTCGTGCCCGCCGGTGAGATCCAGCAGCCGGGCGGCCCCGCGCAGGGCTCTGGCGCGATGCCGCCCGAGGTCGCCGCGGCCGTCGCCAAGGCGCGCGACGGCGGATGGAAGACCCTCACGGCGCGCGAGAAGCACGCCATCACGCAGCACAACGCCACGCTCGCGCAGACCCTCCGCGCGGGCTGATTCACGCCGCAGCACCCCACGCATCACGCACCCACCACCACGCACCACGACGTGACGCGGCGTGACCCGCGTCGAGACCACACACCATGAGCACCACGAATCGCAGCGACCTCATCCTCCCGTCGATCCTGGCGGAGGAGTTCTCCAAGGGCATCGCCGGCATGGGAGTCCTGAACGGCTCCGGCGTCTTCACCGTCAACCCCGGCCTCCAGGCGGGCGCGCAGGAGGTCGGGAACGACGTGACCGTCCCCTACTTCGAGTCGATCGGGAAGGCGCAGCAGGTCGCCGTCGGGGGCGCGCTGACGCCCAAGAAGCTCTCGCAGACGAGCGAGTCGGCGACCGTGATCCACCTCGGCGACGCGGTGTCGATCAACGGCTGGGCCGCGCGCGCCAAGCAGACCGGGCGCGACCTGTACGACGTGGCTCGCGAGCAGCTCCTGGCGGGCTTCCGGGCGAAGCTCGAGGACCTGATGATCGACAGCCTCGTCGCGCGCGCCGTGGCGAAGTCGATGATCTACGACGGGTCGGCGGCCACCGTGTCGACCACCGACATCGTCGAGGGTCAGAAGGTGTTCGGCGACGAACTCGCATCGAACGGCGGCATCCGCATGTGGGTGATGAACTCCAAGCCCTACTGGGATCTCGCGAGCCTCGTCGACACCACGAACAGGCCGCTGATGGTGAACGTGCCCGGCGAAGAGCTGGCGCGCTTCGGCGGCAAGCCCGTGATGATGAGCGACCGCGCGAGCTACCTCGTGCCGGCGTCGAGCCCCCAGGCGTACTACACGATCGGCGCGAAGGCTAACGCCGGGGCCGTGTGGTTCAACGGCAACGTCACGATCGAGGCGGACCGCGACATCCTCTCCGACGACGACGTGCTCGCGTACCACGTGTACCTCGCGGTGCACACGTACTCGTGCATGCCGGGCGGCACCAAGTGCGGTGTCGGCGGGTTCAAGAGCCGCTGATGATTCTCTCCCACCGCCGGATGTGGCGCGACGCGGAGGCTGAAAAGGCCGCGCGCTCCGCCGTCGCCGTCGTCGCCG